CTACCCTGTCAAGGACTACAAGTTTAACACCACCTCTACTCTAGGTATTATTGCCCGTGAGTACGAAGTAACACAGCTTGTACAGCTACTACAGACTATGCCTCAAGAGTCTCCAGTGTACAACACATTGTTGCAATCTATTATTGACAACATGAACCTCTCCAACCGTGAAGAACTGATTGCTAAGATGCAACAAGCAGAGCAAGCCTCACAGCCTACTCCAGAGCAACAGCAAGCACAGCAAGCAGTACAACAGGCGCAAATGGCCTTCCAGCAGTCACAGACAGATGCTTTGTCAGGACAAGCACAGGAGTCTCAGTCAAGAGCACAGAAGATTGCTATAGAGGCACAGCTACTGCCGCAGGAGCTTGAGATAGACAAGATTAAGGCTATCACAGCTAACCTTAAAGCAGGGGATCAAGACGATAAAGAGTTTGAGCGTAGAATGAAGATTGCTCAGACTATGTTGAAAGAGAAGGAGATTGACTTAAAGACTCCTACACAACAGCCTACACAGCCACAGCAACCACCGCAACAAGTACCGTTGCAACTACAAGGAGTACCTACTAATGGTAGTAACTAGAACAGAATTAACTGAAGTAGTAGACCAAGTTAATGCTAAGTTTACACAACTAGAAAATAAAATTAAGGAGCTAGAGAAACTTCTTGAAACACCTGTAGCCAAAAAGACAGTTAGCAAGAAGGCAGCGTAATGGTTGCCCCACGCAAAGGTAAAGCTAAAGTAAAAGTTACTTCCAGTGGAAGAAGAGTAAGTTATGGGCAAGCAGGCCCAGCTAAAGGAGGTGGTCGTAGAGTAAAGCCAGGAACTAGCAAAGGTGACAGTTACTGTGCTCGTAGTTTAGGTATTAAGAAACGTCTGCCTAAAGCAAAGCAGAATGACCCTAATACACCAAACAACTTATCAAGAAAGCGTTGGAAGTGTTCCGGTGCTAAGTCAAGGAGAGCTAATCAAACACTAGCTCGTAAAACAAAAACAGGGAGAAGCTAATGCCATACGGTACAGGTACATACGGGTCTAAAGTGGGAAGACCACCTAAGAAGAAACAAACTAGACAACAGAAGGCTGTGAGTAGGAGAAAGCCTGCTGGGAATGCTAGGGGCCGCTAATGGTACTTGAATTAGCAGCTATTGTCAGTACGGTAAACGCTGCTACTTCAGCACTAAACAGAGTAGCAGGAGCTACCTCAGATATACAGCAGATCAGTTCCTTCCTTGGTTCTCTAGGGGAAGCACAGCATGATCTACAGAAAATTAAAAATACTCAAGCTTTGTCTGCCTCTGACGCTATACAGCACCAGCTTGCACAAAAGCAAATCTCAGATACCTTAGCTGAAGTTAAGGATATTTTCCTTGTATCAGGCAATGGTCATTTGTGGGATAACGCTATGCAAGCTATGGCTGACGCTAGAGTTGCTAGACAGAAAGAAATAAACCAAGCTATTAAGAATAAGAAAGATAAGATCAGGCAACTCAAAGAAGCAGGAGTTATTATACTCATTGCTTTGTTAGTAGTACCGGCAGCTTTCTTTGCCTTAATGTACTCACTGGTAAAATAATTAAAATAACTCTTGACATTTACATAAAAGTATGATATAATGTATAGGTACTTTAAGTACATCTCGTATTCTTTAACTAAAGGTAAAATACAATGAATAAAGAGTTAGAAACATATTTTGATAATTACTTCGCTATGTTTAGATCGGAAGGCTGGAAACAGCTAATCTCAGATTTAAGAGGTAATGTTGAACAAATCAACTCAGTAGAGTTTACTGAAGATGGTAATAATCTTTACTTCCGTAAAGGTCAATTGGCTATCCTAGGTACACTCTTTAATCTTGAAACACAGATTGATAGTTCACATCAGCAAGCTCTTGAAGGAGAGCCTGAAGATGAGGCTGTTTGATTTCAGATGTCCTTGTGGGCAGAAGTTTGAAGATTTAGTAAAGTCCGATGTCACAACTTCTAGGTGCAGTTGTGGCTTGGACGCAAAGCGTATTGTATCTCCTGTGAGGTCTAAGTTAGAAGGTATTAGTGGAGACTTCCCTGATGCACATGACAAGTGGGCTAAACGTAGGAAACAACAAATCGCACATGAACGGAAACAATACTCATAAGTACTTTCGTTATAATAAAGTTCTCCATAATACTAAGGTACGGAGTTAATAATGGCTAAGATTATAGACGTTGAGCGTCAAGAGCAAGAAGAACAGCAGGTAGAAGAACAGTTAAGTCAGTTTGAAGCCCCAGTAGAAGAACAACAGGTAACTCCTGAACCACAGGAACCTGAGCTTCCAGATAAGTATCAAAATAAATCTGTATCGGAACTAGCACAGATGCACCAAGAAGCTGAGAAGCTACTAGGTCGTCAGAGTTCTGAAGTAGGTGAATTGAGAAAAGTTGTAGACTCTTATATCCAGACACAACTCACACCGGAACAAGCACCAAAACAAGAAGACGAAGAAATAGACTTCTTTACAGACCCTAATGAGGCTGTAAACAGAGCAATTCAGAACCATCCTAAGATAAAGGAAGCTGAAGCTGTTACAAACCAGTATCGTCAAAGCAATGCAATGGCGCAACTAAAGAGTAAGCATCCAGAGATGGAAGCTATTCTACAGGATACTAAGTTTGCTGAATGGATTCAAGCATCCCCAACTAGGACTAGGTTGTTTGTTGAAGCAGATCAACAGTACAACACCGATGCCGCAGACGAACTTTTCAGTAATTGGAAAGAGCGACAGAACATAGTACAACAGACTGCTGAAGTAGAGCAACAAGCTCGTAAACAAACTGCTAAAGCTGCCAGCACAGGTAATCCCCGTGGTAGTGGTGAGAAAGCTGCAAAGAAGATCTATAGACGCGCAGACATTATTAACCTTATGCAAAAAGACCCTGATCGGTACGCACAGCTTGCACCAGAAATCTTGCAAGCATACGCAGAGAAACGGGTTAGATAACTATATATCTTAGGAGATATTTATTATGACTGATTCCACATATCCAGCCCCAGGCGGGTTCGTTGACAACACAAGCGCAGCTACTTTCATCCCAGAAATCTGGAGTGATGAAATTATTGCTGCATACAAGAAGAACCTTGTACTAGCAAACCTAGTCAAGAAGATGTCTATGGCTGGCAAGAAAGGTGATACCATTCACGTTCCTAAGCCTGTCCGTGGCGCAGCACATGCTAAAGCCGAAGGCGTTGCAGTAACAGTACAGAATGCTACTGAAGGCGAAGTACAGATTGCTATCAACAAGCACTTTGAATACTCACGTTTGATTGAAGACATTACAGATGTACAAGCTCTTAGCTCACTACGTCAGTTCTACACAGAGGACGCTGGCTATGCTCTAGCTACTCAGGTAGACACAGACCTACACAGCTTGGCTACTGGCCTTGGTTCTGCTGGTACTTCTAGTACTACTTACTTAAACAATGGCGGCACGTTCTTTGTAGATGCAACTAATGGTTTAACTACCTATGCTGCTGACACTGTAACTCCTGCTGACATCTTTACTGATGCTGGCTTTAGAGCTATCATTCAGAAGCTAGACGATGAAGACGTACCTATGGACGGACGTAGCTTTATTGTACCTCCTTCAGTGCGTAACACAATCATGGGCATTGACCGTTATGTAAGCTCTGACTTTGTTAACAATGGCAAAGTAGGTGGCGGACAGATCGGTGAGCTATATGGTATTGACATCTTTGTCAGCACTAACTGCCCTGTAGTTGAAACCGCTGCTGCTAACAGTGCTTCTACTGTAGATAGCTTAGGTGCTCTACTATGTCACCGTGATGCCTTGACTCTTGCAGAGCAGGTAGGTGTGCGTTCACAGACTCAGTACAAGCAAGAATTCCTTGCTAACTTGTTTACTTCAGATACCTTGTATGGTACTCAAGTACTTCGTCCTGAAGCTGGTCTTACCTTGGTTGTTCCTAAGTAACAACTATTTAGCTGGGGGTTGCTTCGGTAGCCCCCTAGCTTTATCTTTAAGGAGTGTATTATGTTACAAGCTCTCATTGGCCCTATAGCTAATATAGCTGGTACTTTCCTTAAAAATAAAGCTGCTGAAAAGCAAGCTGTACATGAATCCAAGTTACGCCGTATTACAAATGACGGTGATTGGGAAACTCAACAAGCTGCTGCCTCACAAACCTCATGGAAAGATGAATGGTTTGCTGTAGTTTTAAGTTTGCCATTGATAGGTGCTTTTATACCTTCTATGGTTCCCTACGTTGAACAAGGATTTACTGTATTGTCTACTATGCCTGATTACTACAAAGCCTTCCTAGGCGGTGCTATAGCTGCAAGTTTTGGTATTAAAACCTTATCTACTTGGGGTAAGTAATGGCTGAGCCTTCTATATTTGAAAACACTACTTGGAGCCTACCTGAAGGATTTTCTGGTTTAGACGTAACACCAGAAATGCTGGGGTTTGATCTTGACCTGCTAAAAGGGATAAATATGGATGTTCCTGTTTATTCTGTAAGTCCAGGAATGGGAGGTCAGCCTAGTAATACTTATGTTTTTTCAACAGGAATTGAACAATACAAAGATAGATTAGATTTAGGAGCAGACTACGCATCAATAAATGATGTAGATAATGTTGATAATTTTTATGACCAAGGTTATTTGTTTGGTCTAAATAACATGCAAGTAGACACAGAGACTTATCTTAGAGAATCTAGCTCCCCTTCTTATTTAGCTGACTACGGCAAACCTGCAACTATAGATAAAACTACGCAAGCTTTTTTGTCAGTAAAAGATTTAACTTCTACTGGAGACATAGCAGCAGCTTTAAGCTCTTACTATGGATATGACATTCAAGCTAAGAATCAAGAGTTAGGTTCTTTTGGAGGTAATTTAACCTCACATTCATCTTCTTCTAAAGCAGACCTACAGCAATTCCATTCTTTTGTAGAGCCTATTCTACGAGAACAAGTCCCTTATTTACAAGCTACCCAAGGTTTAAGTTATCAAGATGCTTTGATGACTGCTTATCAAAGTGACCCTATGTTACAGGCACTTTACCATAAGTATGATGTTAAACCTGTTAGACAATCTGGTGACGGTTCTACTTACCTTTATGACCCCTTTAGTTTTGGTGAAATAAGAACTTTTGAATCTATAGATACTGACCCTTTAGAAACTTTTGTAATGGCAGCAGCAGCATGGGCATTAGGGACAACTATTATAGGCCCAGCTATTTCTGGTGCTGTTTCTGGAGCAGGAAACGCAGCAGCATCAGCCGCGGGTCTTTCTGCTTCAGCAGCAACAACGGTAGGTACTACGGCTGCTAACATGGCTACACAAGCAGCAGTTGCAGCAGTTATGGGAGGTGATCCTTTATCAGCAGCACTTGTAGCTGGTATACCTATTGGTCAAATTCCAGTTCCAGGATCTAATGGCACACTAAATTTTGACCAGTGGGTAGCTAATAATGTTAATGATTTATTCAAGGGTGCAGGGCCGCTAACTACTGGGGCTGGAGGAAACTTTACATTAAGTATTGGTCAATCTCCACTACAAACAGCTATTATGCAATCTGGT